GAGGCTTTTGAGGCTAAGATTTCTTCATTGAACGCTGAGAAAGAAACTCTTTCTTCTGCTATCGAAAAGATGTCAAAGCAACCAGCTACCGATTCAGTAAAGAAATCAGTTGCAGTTGCACAAAAGAGCGCACCAATTGACTTGGCTAAAATGGATTCTAAAAACAGAATCTTCTCAATCATAAACAAATACAAATAATAAAATAAAAAAAGAAAAATGGCGTCTAGTTTAGAAATCAACAATTCAACCTACGCAGGTGAATTAGCGTTGCCATACATCAACGCAGCCATCCTATCAGGAGATACTTTGGCTAAAAATTATGTAACACTTAAGGAAGGTGTGAAGTACAAGGCAGTAATGAAGAAGTTGTCCAATGCGGCATCTTTGGTACAAGCTGCATCTTGCGACTTTTCACAAGCTGGAGACTTGCAATTGGATGAGTCAGTTTTGACCGTGTCTGATTTGAAAGTGAATCTTGAGTTGTGCAAAAAAGAATTTGCACGTGACTGGGAAGCATCTCAAACTGGTCGTGGGTTTATCAATGATGTAGTTCCTGCAAATTTCTCTGACTTTTTGATTGGATATGCTGCTGCTAAGGTTGCTGAAAACATCGAATTCACTATCTGGCAAGGTAACACAACTGTTGGCTCTACTTATCCTGCATTCAACGGATTTGAGAAAACTGTTAACGTATCGGATACTCACTACCGTAATGATTGGACTGCTGGAGCTATGGCAGTTGGTACTGTAATTGATAACTTGAATGAAGTAATCAACAACTTGCCAGTTGCTTTGATTGGTTCGCCAGAGACTAAGTTGTATATGAATCGTCAAACTGCTCAGTTCTACCGTCAAGCGGTTGCTGCAGATGGTTACTTGCAACAATTCCAAGCTTATTCAGATTTCAATTTGCAATTCAACGGATATGACATTTATGTTTGTCCAGGTATCAGCAACGGAACTGTAATTGCTGCTCAACCTTCTAACCTATTTGTTGGTGTTGATGCAAATTCTGACTTTGCTGAAGTAAGAGTTGTAGATATGACTTTGACTGATGCATCTGACAACGTTCGTATGGCTATGAGATTCCGTGTCGGAGTTCAAGTCGGTGTATTGGGTGACGTTGTTTATTGCTACAACGACTAATAATAACCACAAGTAAAGGGGAAGGTGGTTAGTTCTGCCTTCCCTTTATTTTAACTAATAAAAAAAATATAAAAATATGGCTTGTGAATTAACCCACGGATTTATGCTAGAGTGTAAATCAACGATTGGCGGCATCAAAGCAATCTACTTGCAACAACACGCTTCCTTTTTGAGTGATGTAACTATTGATGCAGGAACTGAAGAAATTAACGGATTGCCTGAAGTAGATGTATACAAATACATTTGCCCTAAACATACTGGTAGCTTCAATGAAGAAGTAGCATCCAGCGTTGAGAACGGTACAATATTCTATACACAAACGGTAACAGCTACATTCTTTGCGTTGACTGCTGCACGCAGAAAGCAATTGGAATTAGTTGCTAAGAATCGTTTGGTTGTTTTTGTACAAGATAACAATGACAATATTTGGATGGTTGGTAGAATAGATGGCGCAGAAGTTACCGCAATGACTACCGCTACTGGAGTTGCCAAAGGTGACCTTAACGGATACACCATTACTTTCACAGCAGAAGAGGCGCACAAAGCATATCGTTTGGAATCGTTTACAAATACTCCATTCGATAACTTTGATGTTACTCCTATTGCACCAACAATTTAATTATATTTGTAGATAAATGAATTATCTGCAAACTAATACTGCATCGCAAACCCTCCTTCTCTCTTTAGAGGAGGGGGTTTTGCTTTTACCTACGTTCACCGATTACTTACTTGTGATTCAAAATGAAATCACATTGCAACTCTTTCCGGTTATTCCTATCTTAGTTGATAGCAATGAGCGAATAACTACTTTGAGTGTTAGCACTGATACAGATGATGCGGAGAATGGTAGTATTCTTATCACTCAAAGTGGTCGTTACAATTATATTATTTATGGTCAAAATTCAAGTACTAATTTAGATCCTGCTGATGCTGATGTGGTTGGAGAATTGAAGCGAGGATTTATAGAATTCACTGCGCTTACTGAATACTTTGACCAGCCCAACTTAACAATCCCTAATGACATCGAATACAATGGATAACATCCTTTCAAATATAAAATCAAGAGTCGGAGACAAAGTCGAAATGGCTAAGTATGTAAAGATTGCACCAATTGAGAGAGAGAATGTATCAAGGGGATGGGTGAATTTTGGTGAATCTAATATGTATCCGCAGTATTTGATTGAATTACAAAGCGAATCGCCAGTTCACGGATCAATTGTGAACTCAATTAGTCAAATGATTGCAGGTCAGGGAATAGTTGGAGGCAATGATACCGCTAATGCGTATTTAAGTGGCTTAAAAATCGATTCAATTGTCCCACACATATCAAGAGATCTTAAACTATTTGGAGGTTATTATTTGGAAGTTATTTGGTCAATGGATAGAACAACCATTGCGCAAGTAAATCACCTTCCATTTGAGAATTGTCGCCTTGCATGCAGTGATGAAAACGATGATTTGATTGGTGTGTGGTATTCACGTGACTGGAGTGATATGCGTAAGAAGAAAAACACACCTCATTTTATACCAATGTTTGACGAAGAAACAAAAGATGCATTGCCTAAGCAAGTTATTTTTGTACATACGTTAAAGATGGGTAGTGAATATTACCCGAAACCTGATTACATTGGTAGTGTTAACTACATCGAATTAACTCGTCAAATTGGAGAATACCACGTTAACAATATTCTAAACGGATTCTTTCCTTCATTGATTGCATCTTTCAACAATGGCATCCCATCTTTGGAAGAACAACATTTAATTAAGAATCAATTACAGATGTCCATTCAAGGTGCTGAAAATGCAGGAAAGGTATTGACATTCTTTAATGAGGAACGTGACAGAGGTGTTGAATTTACAGCCTTTCCAATTAACGATGCGGATAAGCAATATCAGTTTTTGAGCGAAGAGTGTACAAAACAGATAATGATTGCACACAGAGTTACATCTCCTTTGTTATTTGGTGTGCGTGATGGCGGTGGCTTGGGTTCAAATACCGATGAAATGAGAACTGCTTTGTTCATCTTTCAACGCCAAGTAATTGAGCCATTCCAAAGACTTATTGAAGATGGAATTTCTATAATTTGTGAAGCATCCAATGTTGTGGCTAATCCAACAATTATTTCAAATGAGATTTTGGAAGTACAACCAGTTGAAGCGCAGCAGTCAGCATTAAAAAAAAAAGTTGATTTAGAAAGCTATGCACCAACCGATGAGATGGCAGGTGAAGCTGAGTTAGGGTTGAAGTGGCGAGAGGAATATGGAAGGGGTGGAACTGAGGTCGGAGTAGCGAGAGCGAGAGACATCAGTAATAAGCGCAATTTGTCTTTTGACACAGTGCAAAGAATGAATAGTTACTTTTCACGTCACGAAGTAGACAAAGAAGCTACCGGATGGAATCAAGGTGAAGATGGATTTCCAACTGCTGGTCGCATTGCGTGGCAACTTTGGGGAGGTGACGCAGGAAGAGATTGGGCAAAGAGAATTGTTGAGCGTGTGAATGTAGACCAATCAACGCACGTGTGCCAATCTTCAAATGATTTCACAGATGAGGAAGGAAGAATCTTCATTGATGAATTGAAAAGCAAAGCTGAATACATAGATAAAGAGGAATGGGAATTGATTAGTGAAGAAGATGTATTGGATCCTGAGAATGAATTGAATTACACCTCACAACTATTCAACAAGATGCCTTCAATGAATGATGCCAATGGTGGAGATAAATCGCAGTGGGGTGATGCAGGATTGTATAAGTTACGCTACGCATATTCACAAAATCTTTCCGCTAACTCACGTGAATTCTGTATTGATATGGTAGGGATGTCAGTAGCAGGTGCGGTATTCCGATATGAAGATATAAATCGAATGAGTGATAGGGGGGTTAATGGAGATTTTGCACCTACCGGTCAAAGCACATATGATATTTTTGTTTACAAAGGTGGCGCATTTTGTCACCATTTTTGGAAGCGTCAAATCTATATGCGCAAAAGAGATTCCAAAGGTAGAATTCTACCAAATGAAGGTCTTGAAAATGATAAGCGAGTAGGGAATAACCCATTCGTTCCAAAGAAAGGAGTTGAAGGTGTGGCTCCAATAAATACACCATCAAGAGGATCAATTAAATACGCCTAAAAAATGCCAATACCACAAGAAATATTACTCATCAATGAGGACTACATCAAGAAATTTACACCACTTACTGATGCAGTTGATCCCAATTTAATTAGACCTGCCATTTATTTGGCACAAGATAAGTATTTGACCAACTTTTTGGGGACAAATTTGACGGTAAGATTGAAGGACGATGTAGCAAATTCTACTTTATCAGGCGACTACGAGACACTCCTTAACGAATACGTCTTGAAGGTTGTGTTGTGGTGGACTATGGTTGAACTTTATCCATCACTTTTGTACAAGCACGACAATGGTAACTTGGTCAGCAGACAAAGTGAAGATACTACTCCAGTAACTAAGTTCGAAATGGAGTCATTGAAAGAGGCTGCACGTCAGAACGCAAGATGGTACACCAAAAGAATGGTTGACTATTTGTGTTTTAATTCAACTTTATTCCCTGAGTACACGAACAATACCGACAACAATATCTTCCCTGATCGTAACCCATACGGAAAGAGTAATTTTCTAATCTCAAATTCATATAGACAATGGCGCAACCAATGGTCAATAAGAGACTTTCTCCCCCCATCGTATTAAAGCGAAAGGAGTATGAAAAACTTTTGAAACAATATCTAAAAAAGCAGGAGAAAAGATGAAAGTAAAGCTGTGGTTGTTGGGTATTGCAACCGTCTTTTTGCCTATCAAAGAATTGATGATAACGATAGGTTTTTTGGTTGCAATGGATATGGTAGTGGGTATCTGGAAAGCAATCAAATTAGGTCAGCGTATCCGTTCACGCAGGATGAGTGATACAATCACAAAGTTGATGTTATACCAAATTGCTATTGTGAGTGGATTCTTGATTGAGCAGTATGTAATAGCGCAATTTATCCCCATCACAAAGTTGATAGCTACCGTAGTTGCAATCATTGAATTCAAGTCAATCATTGAAAGTATTGAGTCAGTGACCGGAAAGGATTTGTGGAGTAAGATAAAGACAATCATAGGTAGAAAGAGCGAAGATTTAACCGATGCAATGACAGATGGAAAAGGTAAGTAAGTATGTGAGTTACTTTGAGGTAACGCATAGCAATCAAGCTAAGGCATTGAAGATTGGAAACATTCCAAATGCTGAACAACTTGGCAATCTGAAGCTCGTATGCACCAACATTTTTGATAAAGTGCGTGAGCATTTCGGTAAACCCATTGGTATATCCTCAGGCTTCAGAAGCTATGAATTAAATCAACGCATCGGTGGGAGTAAGTCCAGTTTACATATGCAAGGAATGGCCCTTGATATTGATGGCGATATTCACGGTGGCATAAATAACAAAGAGATATTTGATTACATTAAAAATAATTGTATATTTGACCAACTCATATGGGAGTTCGGAAGTGAGAATGCACCTTCTTGGGTACACGTAAGTTACAATAAGAATGGAAACAGAGGTCAGATATTACGTGCGGTCAAGAGTGGTGGTAGAACAGTATACCAACCATTCTAAAATATATGGCAGAAAGTCAAAAAACAAAGTTAGCACGTGAATTGCGTGAGCGTTTTCCCGACACACCAACTTTAACTCTTGCAAAGAAGTTAAGCAAAGAACACTTTGAGACTTTCTTGGGTGTTGAAGATGCACGGCACGCACTCCGTAGAATTGAAGGCAAGACTGGAAAATACAGACCTGCTGACAAATCTTTTGTAGTTGAGAATGACAGACCACGCAACCCATTCAAGTTGCCAAAGTCGTATGCCAAAGGTCGTAAGCATATTGACATAAAAGGCAAAAAGATTCTCATTCTATCCGATATTCACATACCATACCACGATATCGATGCATTGTCAACCGCCATCCAATGTGGATTAGATGAGGGTGTTGATACCGTTGTATTGAATGGCGATGCATTGGACTGTCATATGATAAGCGACTTTGTGAAAGATCCAAAGAAACGTAAATTTAAGGATGAACTTTACGCAATGCGTACTTTCATTTATGAGTTGAGGCAGACCTTTCCGGATGCTGAAATCATTTACAAAGAAGGTAACCACGAAGAACGCTACTGGCGTTATATGCGTGTGAAGGCACCTGAGTTATTCGACATTGACGCATTTGATTTTGCAAGTCTTTGCCATCTTGATAAGCATAACGTGCAATGGATTGAAGGAAAAAATAAGCTGAATGTAGGCGGGTTGTCTATCTTTCACGGTCACGAATTTGGAAAGCAATTTATGCCGTCTGTAAACGTTGCGAGAGGTCTATTCTTAAAGACAAAAGCAAACGCAATGTGTGGACATCATCATCAAACTGCTGAACACACGGAGAGAGATGTAAATGGAAAAGTAATAACGTGCTGGGGTGTGGGGTGTCTCTCCGAATTGTCCCCGGACTATAACCCGTATTCAAAATACAACCACGGATTTGCAATAATAACCAAAGGAAATGGAAAAGAATTTCACGTTAAAAATTATCGTGTTAATCAAGGCAATATCTATTAGTATTGGTATTGCAATTGGTATATTGATATGTGAAAAGAACTATAAACCAATCACAAAATCGGTTTACCACAATGATACAATTGTTGTATTAAAAGCAAGAGTTGACACGCTGAAATTGGAACGCATTAAACTAAAAACAATTTATGAAAAGGACATTGATACTATCTATCTTATGGATAGCACTGCCATTGATAGCGCATACACAAAAGCTATCCAACGACTCATTGAACTGGAACAAGCTGGATTCTTTACGCACTGAGCGCAGGTTAGTTGTGTTGGGTGTACGTTCACTTGACTACTACATTGTAGTCAACTCAAATCTCAGTATGGAGAATCAGTCACTAACCAAGATGAATGCAGTTAATGAGTCATATATCGAACAATTAGAGGGATTAAATGAGGGATTAAGTGAGGAATTAAATGAGGGATTAAAAGCAAAAAAAAAGTGGCGCAATGCCACTCTTTTGATATCAGGTGCGAATGTCATTTTTTTGACATCAATCTTTTTAAGTAGATAGCAAAGTCCAACGCCTCCTCATAAGCGTGTTGCATCCATTCCTTTTCGGATAGATTCGCATTATCTACGGTTGTTCCATACTTAGCCCTACCCATTTTCTCACGTGAGATGAGGTCGCTAATAACCTCTTTGTAGATGTCGCTCTGGCAGTTGTCAAAGTCGTGTGTGATATTCATAATTTCACTTGCAATTTAGGTTGTGTTTGTTGTTGTGTACGGATATATTCCGTTAGTTCAGGTAACATCCAATATCCATATTCCGCCAAAAGTGATGTAAATTCAGACATTTGGCGAGTTATGTCGGGTAGCATAGCACCATCTGCATCCCAAAGAGCAGTGATTGTCTTGCCGTGTTCACGCTGAATAGACTCATTGAGCCTCTTTAATAGCATCTTAGTTTGGTGATTATAAAACCATTTGATGTCTTCACATTCGTCACCTGCATAAATGGATGCCTGAAGCCACATAAGTAGGTTTAACACCTTGATTTTTTCAAGTTCATCTTGACTGATTTCCGTTTTCATTTATTTCGTTTTAGTGATGTCTTTAAGTTGTTTGTAAATTGATTTTCCAATTTCACCCCAGTACATTTCACAATCAAATTTTTCATCCTCCATCGTGAATGGTGGGTCAACAAAGTAGGCTTGATAAAACTCATCTTCTTTTGCTGTGTATCTGTAGCAATTTTGCTTGATTGGGCAATTAGTACCCTTACATTTTGTGATGTCTGCCATAGTTCAAATATAATTACGCAAATGCGTATTTGCCAAAATTCTTTTTTAATTCGTAGAATGCCCTCATCATTATTGCATCAGCAAAGTCGGGACTTATTCCGTGCCTCTTTTTCAAATCTTCTTTGTTGGTCACACGCAGCTTTCCATCACTATCTATCTTTTCCCTGCGTATCATCTCCAATTCTTTTACGATGGTGTCTTTATATGTTCCTTCAAATGTGATTGCGTTACTGGATATCAATTCACCCAGCTTGAAATAGCAGTCGCATTTCAAATTCATATAATTGTCACGGACTGCCTTTGATCCGTTCAGAAATCCTTTGCAATGGAGATAATCTTTCGCACCTCCTCCAATGCCATCCTCATCCACCAGTACGTTGGAAAGTCTTACGGAGTGATTTTTGATTAGTTCATTGATTGTGTCCACAACCTCGTTAATTGGTTTGTGTTTAAGCACCACGAATTTTTCTGCGTGTAAATTATTCCACACAATTATCACAGTCCTATCGTCTCCCATACGTGCGATGTCCGCAGTGATGAATTTGTCTCCCAATGTGGTTGAAGGTCTGAAGCATCGCAGTAAATCATCGTACTCATAAAGTCTATCTTTGGTCTCATCGTAATCCCAATCACCTTCAAGTAATCTTTTCCGGTCAATGTCGGGCAACATTTGAAGCGACTCAATGTACACTGGTGAGATGTGTGGGTTATCCGTTGGTAGCGCCTGAATGAATCTTCTATCCTTTCTTATTGAGCCATTACGCTGCGCATCAAAGAACTCTCTGTATAACCATCCTTTGTGGGGATTGCAGGTCAATAGTCCTTTGGGGTTGTCATTGATTAGCTTATACCGCACACGTGAATTCAAGATGTTAATACACTTTTCAGTTACCTCACTGGCTTCATCTACAAAATAATCAGTAATCTCAAGCGAACCAAAGCGACCAAAGTCAGGGTCTGAAGGCATATCCGCCAAGTCCATCAATATAATTTGTGAGCCATTGTACCAATTGATTACGTGGTCTTGCCCATTGTAGGTGAAATGTTTTCCTGCGATGAGATTATACTTAGTGCATAGTTCAAAGAACGTGGCGAGTGTGGATAGTCGCAACTTTTTAAGTTCTGCACGGCCAATAAGTCCACGTGTACCTGGATACTTTAACCGCCTTTTTATTTGCCAGTCGCATCCAAGAAATGACTTTCCAGAACCAGCACTTCCGCCATACAATAATTGACGGCAATCATTGTCAATCGCAAGATAGGAGAGTGCCTCTTTTTGTTTGTCGTGGAATTCAATCATTTAGAATAAAGTTAGTTGGTTGGTTGGTTCCTGAACTCTGACTTCATCTTTGAGCATCGAAAGAATGGACTTGTATTTCTCATTCTGTTTAGACTCAATCGCATTGATTAAATAATTGATACCAGCTTCATAGGCATCTCTTTCCGTTCGAAATTTTGGGCCTTTCTTCCATACTGCTTTATTATGTCCTTCACTATCTCCAAAGAAACCAGTTCCGAAAGACCATCCATTTCCAACCTCAGCGACATCAACAATAGCTTCATATTTTCGAGAGCATTTGAATGTACTTGTATTGGGATTTAGACATACATCACTCCCATTAAAATGAAATTCTCTCATAACCCATCCTTTATCTTTTGTTGCAGGATATGACTATCCATAATGTCCGAATAAATGAGCCTTGATAATTCACACTGGTAATCGTCTTTGAACTTTTGCCTACTCAATTTATCAAGTCTCTTTGCTTTGTATGCGCTAATTGACTGAGCATCTAAAGTCTTTTTGTACGCCATAAATTGCCACTTCTTCCATTCCTCATCACTCCACATCTCATCCCTGATAACTTTCTTATCATAAAATGTGCGAACCTTCATCGGTGCTAGCATCAATACAAAGTCTCTTTTGTTTTCTCTCCATAGTCGGATGTCCTCATTAAAGGTCTCTGTCCAATCAACTGGTTGATCCGTTGTGTTAGATGGCAATTCAATTTTAGCTTTCTTTTTATCAATGGCCAAGTTAGTCTTCATCTTAAAGTCATTGTATGATTTCAGGATATCTGATAAGAATGCGACTGACATCATATTAAATGATTCGATTCTTTGCCATTCTTGACCAACTGCATTGAGTTGAAATGCCAATGCCATTTCGCCTGTGGTTAAGTATGGGTAGTGCGTCTGCATAGTCACGTAAAGAAGATTAGTTTCTTCATCTGATGGCAGGTTTTTGATGCCGTAAAGGACTATTCCATAGGCGATTGATTGCTTGAAAATTGAGAGCGTTATATCGCAAATGCGAGGTGATTCAAGACTTGTGATGAATGCCTTTTCGTTATGAGTTAACCCACTGTTGTAGGCTATCTCTTTGAATT